CTTCAGTTAATATCGCTATTTGCTTACTTTCTTCTTGCGCTACACTAGATATTTCATCACTAGTAAATTTTATAGTATCTACAAAAGTTCTATTTTTTTCTATTATATCATTAATCGGCTTTAACAATTTATCTTTATATACAAATCCTAACGCTGTTACTGCTCCGCCTAATAATACATAAGGGTTAGTAATTAGAGAAAATGCTAAATCAGTAAATCCTTTCGCTAATCCGCCTATTTCTGATGATAAACTTTTAAAATTAATTCTACCTATAGCTCCGCCTAATTGGCTTAAACTTTGGCCTAAACCGCCAAAATCTAAGTTACCTAGTTGGCCTGCCATAGTGCCAAAAATATTATTCATTTGCTCAAAAGCTGGACCGGTAGAGGCTTTAATAGCGTCTGCTGTGTCCGCCATTTCATCCCTCATTTGTCCTATTTGCTCAATAAGCTTTTGTCTATTTGGGTCGTCTTCGGACATTTTAGAAAGCTCTATAGTAGCTTCTCTTAAACGTTGCTTTAACCCTTTAACCGCTTCATCGGTTGCGGTTGTAGCCTCGTCTAACTCCTCCATTTTATCAGTAACATTCTCTATTTCTGTTACCGCTCCGCTAGCGTCGGTTTTTAATGTGATAATTTCAGTTACTGCCATATCCAATAAATTAATGCGCTAAAAGAAAGCGCGAGTATTATTAATGTAGTGTAATTAATAGCCTTTATTTTCCACCGACTAAAACGAGTGCTATGCCTACCGCTCGCTATTTCATATTCTCGCGTTTTACCCTTTACCCCATTCCTAAGTAAATTCATAGAGGCAATAAATTCTAGTGAGTAATCTTTCATTATAGAGTTGGTATGCGTTGGAATTTGGTTTGAGTATATTGGAGCACTACGCTAACTAAAGCTGTTTGCCCTGTATGGTTAATACTTACAGTTGGCACTATTTCCCCTCCAACTACAGCTACGGTTAAATCTATATTAGCAGGAGCTATGCCGTTACCGTGCCTTGCTTGCATAATCATTTTACTAACGGTGTGTGTAGTTTTATCTTTGAAAAATAAACCGTTCCACTCGCCACCTCCTACCGTTCCCGTAAAATCACCTACTCCATAGTCATACTCTACAAAAGAAAGGTAAGCCTTTACTAGCCATGTGGTCTCGGTAGGCATATTAATAAATAGTGCCTCTGCTCCGTCTATAGTTACGTCTATATCCGTAGTTCCACCGCTTAGTGGAGCTTCACCCATTAACGTAATAAAACCGTGCTGAGTTCTGCCTGGTACCGGTGCGGCTGTGTCGCTTGTAATATCCCACCAACTACCCCCTCCAAAATGGACCCCGCGTAATTCCCCAAAGGCATTTTTACCAAATACTGCTGAGCTAGGTAAATTAGTTTTTAGCATGTTATCCGAGCCACTTACTATTGAGTTCCTGTTATTAGGAGCTATAGCATGCCCACTTCCGTTAGTTAGTAACCTCTCATTTCCTAGTTCTATATCCCCGCCCGCTACAGTTCCTAAACCCGCTCCGCTTTTCTGCGAGCCGTTGGCTATCACTAAGTTACTCTCGCCTATACTACCTGGTGAGCTTATTATAGGTTTGTCGGTTAAAAATGGTAAGGTAGCATAGCATTTATTTTTTGAGGTGTCCCAAGTATAACCGTAATACTCACAGCAAGTTTGGTTACCTACACTAGTGCCTCCTGCCTGATCTAAGAAAGTAACAGCTCCGCTAGTTGCGTTTATTTCGTAGGGTGTATACGTACATAATGCCCCAAGGTCTAGTAATCTAATTAAAGTTACTTTAGTGCTTTGTTGGTCGCCTATAATATAGTCGCTAATATCTAGCACCCTCCAAAGTCCGTCTTTAACAAAAATCTTATCGTTAAACTTTAGGTTAAATACGTCGGTTACTCCTAGAGCAAAATAAGCCTCCATTATACGCTGTTCGCTATCGTATATTTCCGCTATGTATTCCCTCCAATATTTATCCCACATAGTATGCAATGGCATTGCGTCTATTTGGAATAGCGGTATTTCCTGCCCAAAATTTAAATCGTCCGTGCCTATTTCAGTAGGTACGTTTTTATAGTGGTTAAGTAATGGTATTACTGTTAATTGGCTCGCGTTGGTGTTTTCGTCATAAACCTGCACGCTAGCACTTTCTGCGTATGGTCTGCGGTATAATATTCTTGGCCCTGGATTTACAAACTGCCCACTATCATTTATGAATTTAGGAATAACATAGGTAGTATTAGGTATAGTATTACATGGCGTAGGACCGAAAGTAAGCTCTACGTTGTAATCACCTACGGCAAAATCACTCTCAGGGTTGTTTAATCTTAATTCGCCATAAACTCTCTGCGCCCCATTTTTATAGTATGCGTTTAATCGGTCGCTTTGTTCTTTATAGGTCCACCTTAAAAACCTGCGCTGTAAATCCGTAGCAGGTCTTAGTAAAATATCCTTATCCTCGTCTAGTTTATTAGTCCAATCGTAATCCGTACCGCTTGCAATATATTCCACTATAGGAATTATATTAAGCCCGTTAGGTATAGTTGCATCCGGTATAATTACCGCATTAAATAGCTTTAGAATATCATTAACAAACTCAATTTGCTTTTGCTCAGGTGAGTTATTTTTAAAGCTTACCGGTTGCGCTTGTAGTTCCCCACTAACGTAATTTATACCTATACTACTATCCGCAGTAATAGTTATAGCTTGGCTACTGCCTTGGTGCGCTCTTACGAATACTTTTAATTGGTCGCCTACTTCTAAATTTAAGTTAGTCGTAGAAATATTAACGGGAAACGGGTTAGTTATTACAGTTTGGTACACTTGCCCGCTTTGGTCGTACTCATAATCTATTGTACTTATATTTTGCCCGTATGGAATATTAATAATATAATCTACTCCACCCCTAGTGAGCTGTAAATAAAAATCGTAGTTATGCGGTTGCCATGTAGCGAAGCCTGTAGTATTTACAGTAACCTCGAAGTTAATACCAAAGTTTACGGTAAAATTTCCGTTAGCCGTGTAGGTATCGGTAGCAAAACTATTGCTAGGGTCAAAGGTTTCAGTAAAACCTGTAAGCTGTTTAATATAACTGCCGTCAGGTTGCAACTGATCTATAGTAAAATTAGTATTTGATGCAAAGTCGGCCCTAAATCGGGAGGCATCCGCAGTTACATTACCTAGCGTTAAATTCCCATTAATAAACGGGTACCATATGTGCTCTAGTTCATTCTCTATGGTAGTACCGCTCCAGGTGAAACCCGCCTCGCTAAATATCTTATCTAATAGCCATTTAGTTTTAACTGCTACTGTAAGCTCGTTAGTGTAAATGGGGTTTACTGAGCTAAAAATACGTCTGCTACCTATTGCGCTGCTCTCAGTCCAATTTTGCCCGCGGTCGGTTAATGTATAACAAACGTTACCGCCTAATATAATACCGTCGTTAGCATCTACTACATTATCCCATGTGCTCGAATGCGCTAAGGTAGAATAATCTAGCTCGCTTATCATTTTGTCGCCTATAGAACGTGCAGCATCTACTACCTCAGCAAAAAAAGTTAATTCGTACTCGAATAACTTACCGTGCTGAGTAATGGCTCTTTTAAATTGTACGTGTCCCTCAGCAATGGGTAGAGTGTCTACGGTTAAGGTAGCATCTATTTTACGTTTTATATCTAAGTTAGAAAATAAACCTACTTTATGCTGTGCTCCAAAAAATTCTACATTCGTTTTGGTTGCAGGTATTCTAAACTCACGGCTAAAACCCCCTCGCGCCTTAAATTCGCTTATATCGGTAAAGGCATTTGAAAAGCTTATACTTTCATTTTCGTATAAATCGAGTACGGCAGTTTGCCCGCCATAACTAACCGTTAATAATACTGTAGGCATCATACGTTATACTCCTGACTAAATTTTAAATTAACTGTTAATTGCGTTCCCTCTTTTATGTAGCTTCTATTTCTAATAACTGAGAAGTTGGTATTTTCTACTACTACCGGAATGGGGGTAGGACCGTCTAAAATGTATACGCTATCCGAGTAACTTAAGCCCTTTAAAAATTCAAACTGCGCTTCGCTCAAATAGTCGGTGCTAACGTTTAGCATTTTCTCTACAAAAGCTCCGCGCTCAGTTAGTCCTCTATCGTATGTATTAAAACTAAAGTTAGCGTTAGCCGTTGCATAGTTACCTATTACTTTCCTATAGCGCTTTCTCTCTATTGAATAATTTTCCTCACTGCGTTTAGTAAAGTTCCAATAGTCCCACCCTCCGCGTGAGTTTATCCAGGCTAGGCGGTAGGTGTCAAATCGGCACTCGTCTTCTGCTCTAAAAAATGCAATAGATCTAGCACATGGCGAGCCAGCATTTGTAAAGTTTACTAGGTAATGGTGGGTATTCGCAGCAAGTCCAAACGCTCCGTCTACATTAGCAGGGTAAATACCTACATGCGCTAGCGTTCCCTCTATTACTCCTATCCCTGCGGTGTCGGTTTGTATTGGTGCTCCTGCGCTATTGAATTGTATTACTTGTATTTGGTCTATGGCATTACTTGGTAATCGTGCTCCGTCATCCGTTGGAATAGTCATACAGCCGTAATCTTGAAAATCTGTTTTTATACCTATTGTATTAGCGCCTAGAGAATATGTAGTAATTTCCGTACTTAAATCGTATACATCGGGGTTAAGGTCGGTCATTTGATACATAGTAGGGCCACTTAAAGCAAAAATTAAATCGGGGTCAGGGTTAAAACCTTGCGAAATTTGAAAGGCCGCATTTATTAAACTACTTTTAGCTAAAACAGCGGGAAGCCCTAACGGGTTTACTGTAAATACTCCTAGCACCTCGTAGCCGTCATAAAGTTGTACCGCTAAATCTATTATATTATTATTTTGGTCATAATAATCTATAGCGCTTAAAATATTCTTAAATACAGTAGGACTGCTATAAGCTGTTACTCCAATATCTATTAAATCTTTTACAATCGGGTTAATATCTAAAACCATAGTACCAACTAAGTTGGGTTGTATGTAAATATTTTGAGTTGTAGTAACTCCCGCTGAGGTAGCAGTAACTACCGCCACAAATCTAAAGCCAGGTTGTCCTACCTGCGAGCTTGTAGCTGTGAGTATTAATTTTTGTTTTATTGCCGTATATTCATAGGGGCTATCTACTAGGGTAATTGCCATTACTTAGATTTTATATTGTTTAAAGTTCTATTTTGTGAAAGTATAGTTAAGCCTATGGCCTCTGCTGCTGCCTGAGCTATTTTTCCGCTGTAATCGGGTAGCGTTTCTTTGTAGGCATCTTGAAAATACTCTAAAGGTGAGAAACCTTTTTTATGAATACTTTGCGCAATGGCGTAAGCTACCGACTTGCGTTTACTTGGAGTTTCTTTAGCGAATTTACTACCCGTTCCTGTTTTCTCTCTTAGCCTTATTTTCTTTTTATTCATCCACTCTAAAATGCTATCCGCAGGAGGTCGAAGTGGTCCAGGTGATAAGTTAGTAATTCCCCTAGCTAGTTCCTCACTACCTCGCGCTCCAAATTCAATTACTCCTGCGTAAACTTCGCTAGATACAAACTTAACCGCTCCGGTATCGGGGTTAATATCGAATTTCAAAGAGGCGGCTAGTCTGCCTGTAGTATTGGCTTTTCTTTTACGTCCGTATTTGGTTTGGTTAATACGAATATTAGAGCGAGCTTGGCGTACTACTTCCTCGCTAAAGTCTAGCATAACATCTAGCAAATGGCCGTTCTTAAATAACTCGCCTAGTATACTCATAGTAAATCGGTTAATATTTCCATTATACTAATTTCCTCGCCATTAACTACACAGGGTAGAGTAATAGCGTAAATACCCTCATCTAAAAATAAATGCAGGCAAGTACTATCTATAACCTCATAACCATTTAACAAATAGTCAGTGCCTCGGTAGGTAATGGTATTTTTATTTATTTCTATTACTTCCATTATACATTTTTATTTATTTGTAAATGCACAAATGAGCTACGCGAGTTATCCGCTGTACTAGAATTTTGTAGAGCTATAACTAAATATTGGTCTACAGTCCAATCTATATTTGATGCAGTTACTGCTGTACCTGTTACCCCCTCATCTATTGTAGCTCCTACTCCAGATGGAAAGCTCTCAGTATTTGTTGCACTTTTCACTGCAAATGTTCTCGACATCTGAACGAATAAAGATGTAGCTGCTGCCGTTGTACTAGAGGCAACTAAAGAGCCTCCTATAGTAGCAGTTGTATTAAAGTAAGTTCTAATAATAACCGTACCCGCTACTCCTGTTTTTCTAACTCTAACTTTGAAATTCAACACATCCCCAACAGCTACACTATTTGCAGGAATTAAAATGCTAGTGGTTAATGTGCTCGCAGTTGTGCCTGTTATTGCCGTTCCGTCTGCTGTACTCGTTTTATTAATAATGGGTAAAGTTGCCCATGTTTTATCCCCTCTAAAATATTGTAGGGTTGTGCCTGTTGTTATTGTTGGCTCTACCGCTACGTTACCACTGCCTACTAAACTCGTAGAATTAACTGTCTTGATATTTGTACCACTAACTAACGTATCTTGTTTACCTGCTAA